TATGAAAGAAGGTTTTGGTAAAACGCGGCGAAATGCCAACGGCGGTGGTGAATCGTCTGGCATCAATCCCAACGACTGACGCCAAACGCGGTTAAATTGTTTAAGGTTTGAGCTGACAGCTTGCCACTGCTCAACGGTATGCCCTTGGTTCAAATAAAAGGCTTTAATCGCTTGGTGAATCTTTGCAATGAAAGCGAAAGCTTCACGATTAGCAGCAAAGGAAGCGTGAAACACTTTATCGTTAAGCCCCCAGCCGGGAACCGTTTGAGCTTCAAGCGCAAGGACTCGGGTTAAGTCTTTAGGCGACATATGCGCCTTGGGATTTGGCGTAACCATTAATTCTCATCCGTCCAGTCAACCTGTAAAAAAGAGCCGGCTTTTCGTAACGGTTGCTCCTGGTTTGAGGCAGCGCCGGCGGCATTTCGTAACGATTTTATTCGGGACTGTTGACGATTCCTTTCCGCAATTGAATGAAGCCCCGCTTTAGTAAGACGGTGATTCGATTGCTTGCAGGCGTTAGAACAAAAAACAGGTGTGCGGCCGGAACCTTTGCAAAACAGAGGGCCAAAGCAATACCTACATGAAGTCATGAGTTAAGCCCCCTGCCCTATGCCGCTATCAAGCCACGCTCATAAGCCCAGGCCGGAATGGCAACCGGCACGGCTTCAATAATGCGCATCAATGGCACAACATTGTTGTGCTCAGGCTCAAGGTGCATAGCGGAAATATCCACGCCATATTCGAGCAATTCACGGCGATGACGATAATAGGTGTTCTGAGCAAGAAGCTGACGAAGGTCTGCACCTTGCCGCCACAGCTGGTAAGTCCCCATCAAGGTACGAGGCATTTTTAACAGTTGTTCATCGATTAAGGTAGCTTGTGTAGTCATGTCAATTTTCCCCAAGTAGTCATTGAATAATTGATTGATAAGATCAGGGGTTAGGTGGTAGCCGTGGGTGATTCCGTGCTTTTCGAGTTCCTTGGAAAAAATGCGTAGTTCGGCGCGAAGCTTGCCTTGAATAAACTTTTCAAGACCGATATTTTTTAAATAGTCTGGTAAGGCATGGGTTTTGCCTTTAGCGATCATTTCACGCGCTTTGTTGTAAAATTTAATGGCCCAGCGGCGTGAGTTCTTGCCCAGATAAACGGTGCCTTTATCACGAGTGCTGCGACCGTGACGGGAACGTGCGCGCATACCGGCAGCATGTAACCAAGCTTCAACACTGGCATCATTACCGACATCGTAAAGTTCATTAATGTCTAACATCTTAACTTTGTAGTCGCCCTTCTTAATCTTGGCTTCGGTCAATAAAGGGCTTGAGCAACCGTGCAAATGCTCAGCATGTAGTTCGTAAACTTTGCGAAAAGACAGCAACAAGAGTGTATTCAAATCACGAGAGCCGAAAACGTTATGTCCCTGTAAGAACTTGCAGAGGTTGCCATCAATCATTAAGGCGGTTGCCCTACCCTCGCCATTACCACCCGTTGATTTGATTTTTAAGCTTGTTTCGTGACTGGATCGGCAATCTATCGACTTGACACATTCCCAGGTAATTTCCCCGCTGGCTTCAATAGAAAGCACACGACCAGCCGGAATTGGGTCATGTAGAAAATCTATTTCACCTCGGAACCAATCAATCATAAATAACTGTAAGCATAGAATGACGTTAATAAGTTAACCTGTTAACATTTCTTAAAAGGTTAACAGGTAATATATTAACGTGTCAACCTGTTAAGATGTTAACAAAACATCAAGAGGTGAAATCATGGCTAAACCAATAACAGCAATAAGGATAAGAAAAGACAGGGCAGAGCTACTCAGAGAAAAAGCAATGGAACTAACAGTTCAGAAAAAGGAGTATGTTAAAGAAGCTGATTTAGTAAACTTTCTTATCGATGAATTCATAAATCGAATTAACATAGACAGAGACGGGCTCTTCGTAGAAGAAGAAAAAGAAGATTAATTACCAAAAATGGTAGTAAAGGACAGTACTACTTACCCCTGTCCTTGCGATTGTTGCGAATCGTTCTTAATTGGAAAAAATAAACTATGAATCTGGATGAAGAAATAAAAAGAATCGAAGAAGAAAAGAAACGAAAGTACTCTACCCAACGATCAAAACAAATATTCCACTGCGGAATTATCATGCTTATATCTCTCGTAATTGGACGAATCTATTTTCAATTCGAACCTATAACATCAGAGAATATAAGCCCTAGTGACCTTGATCAGTTACGCAAAGTATACGGGAATTTTCTGGGCTTAATTATTGGCATAGGCGGCGGACTTTTTTATCTAATTTGGACGATCGGGCAAGTATCTAAGTGCCAAAAAGAAATTAATCAAGAAGTTAATGAAAAAATTGAAGAAACTGTAAGGCGTATTGTCAAAGAAAAAGAAAAGAAATAATGACCTCGCATAATACAGCCTATGCAAAAAAGCCCCGGTGGTCTGGCGATTTTCCACCGGGGCTTTTCTACATAAGCTTGATGACATTATGCGAAGTATTGGATTAAGACTTTTGTCGACAAAAGTCTCTCTGGCCGCCGGAAAAATTTTGTCGACAAAATTATCTGATTGGATATTTTGCAATACCTGGACGCTGGCTGCTTCGCTGCCGACTATTACGCGTTGAACATCTTTAAAGCAGCTGTATAGGGTGTGGAATGGCGCAGCCGATTGACGGTATTGCGCGATATTATAGATGTGACAGATTGAGCCATTACCCACGCGCAGCATGGGCGCGAAGCGCCACTATTGGACAAGTTAAATGACGCAAGCGCCAGTTGCTTACGCCACGACGGCTAACGCCTGTCTACAAAGGTACATCATCCAGAGTACGATAATTACGATAATTACCGTAATTATCCTTTTACTTTGGTATAGGCAACAATTTTCGCGGGCGCGAAAATGATTATTTGGTCATGATCAAATTTCTCAGCAAGAAATTAGTTTTAGCCTGTAGATGGATTTAAATTTTAGCGGCTAAAATAAAGATAGATAGGCAATGATTTTCGCGGGCGCGAAAATAGAAATCATTCCGGAATTTTAGCCGCTAAAATTTTTAGCAGTAAGGGTTAACTAATATGCAATCATCAAAAACAGAATCGGTAGATGAAAATGAAGAATATCAGGGGTTACCGATTGACTTTATAAAAGATATTTTGATTAGCCTGCAAGAAGTTGAAGCAGGAGATGTTACAGAGTACCAATTTAAAAGCTAAATGCTTAGCATTACCCCGCTCCTCAAAACCTCGTCCTCGCGCTGGCGCACTCCGGGCGAAGTTTTGAGGAGCGGGATTAGGATTGCATGTATCCCCTAAATTTTTGTTATTTGTAAGATCAAAATAATTTCAGACTCGCTCTTATCTTCAGTATGAGAAAAGAACCAATCAGGGATAAAGGAAAAACCAGCATCTGTCTCAGTTGACTTGGTTTCGTTCAAGCCGCCCAATATAATGACATCACCGGTATTCGTTGAAACGTTCGTTGATATTTCCCGTTTTGTCAGCGTTGGCGAGTTATTAACGCCTGTATTTGTTTGCACAAAACTAGAGACTTGTTGATTAATTTTAAGATCAATCACCGATTCACGAACAGACGGGGTTAAATCAAACAACACGCCAGCGGAACGATACTGGACAGATTGAACCGCCTGCCCTGCTCCCTGGGGAAACGATAAAGCGCCCAAAATTGGCACATCCTGACCTATGGTGATATGAGCCGTTGAACCGGATAAAACCCGCAATGACGGCGAGGAGACAACTTTAAAACGGGTATCGGTCGAAAGCGCCTGCATGACGGCATCGACTGAGACACCGGCCACAGGGGAACCCTTGTAATGCAAATAACTATTCATAACGGTAGATGCAACCGGAGCGATAGGGCCACCAAAGCCAGTCATCAGAGCGCCGGAAAGAAGCGACGCGGCCAGCTGTATACCCGTCCCTTGTTGATTGCCCGTGTTAACCTCGTAAAGCAAACCACGTACCAGCACCTCACCGCTTGACGTATCAACTTCGGCCAACAGTTTCTTAAGTTTTTCAATTTCCTTATCGGTGCCAGAGAAAACAAGCGTATCCGACTTTCTATCAATCATTGCGGCAGCGGAACCAGGTGGAACCATACTGTTATCTTGTTTTGATGATTCTGGGGCGTGTACGGTTCTTGAAGCGGTAAATGAACCTTTAAGCAGGGGCGAAAGTAAATCAGCCAAGTATGAACCATCACGAAAACGAGGATGATAAACAAACGTTTCCTTCTCGGCTTCCGGCTTCTCAACTTCCTTAACTTCCTGTTTCGCACTTATCAGATCCACGCCGGAAACGATTTTAATTTGATAACCCATCAAATCAAGAAAGGCCAGGAGAAAAGGCCGGACGCTGCCCGTTTCAGAGTTCCAGCGAAAGGAGGCGGGACGAGTATCGGCAATTATGGCCGGATCAAGCACGTATTGAGTTTTCACAACTTCGGTAAAAATCACACGAACAATCTCAGATACCGGCACAGAATCAAGCTCAAAGGAAAAACCGCCACCTGGAAGTGCCTTTTTATGTTCAGCACCATAAGCAGAGAAAGCCCCAAAAAAAGCCATCACGAGAATAAAGACTTTCATTTTTTTACCCCTACGGAGGAACCAGAAAAAGACGTTACCTTGCTCCCGTCCACATCACCAACCGAAGCAAGGCCGGAATTCTGAAAAACAGAAGGTGACTCAAAACGAACACGACCAGAGGAACCCATGACAACCGAATAGGTCATATTCGGCAGCTTTAATTGTCCGGCATAACGCCAGTCTTCCGAAAAAGCAGGAGCCGCAGGAACCGGCGCGGGATTAGCCGCAGCATATTGAGTTGTACCAGGAACAGGAGAGGAAGCAGAACCTTTAGCGTCCGTCCCTTTTGCATCAGCAACAACGGCCACCGGCGTTGGATGAAAAAAGCCCCAAACATTACGAAACGAGAAGAAACCGACCACAAAAAGCGCGACGATTCCCAACCATAGCCTAGGATTATTAAATATGTTTTGGCGGCTATCAACGTTGACCGTCTTGCCATCTGCACCGCCCTTAAAGCTGCTATAAAGCGGGAAAACCTTTTTATCATAACGACGAACCCAAGAGCCAATTAACGCCCCCTTGACCATCTTAGAGCCTTCCCACATCGTCACGCTGTAAGTGTTACCCATGCCCAGAGAAACTTTTTTGTGAGTACGGAAAGAGAATGCAACAACAGCTTTTATAGACCGGTGCAGCGTTCCCATATCCTGAATCATCATGACTAAATCGCAAGCAATGCCGCTGCCTGGGTGGGTAAAATGACCATGCTCAAGAAAGAAAGATTTATGGTTCTTCAGAATCTTGTTATCTGAACCCCAAAAACGCCACGCTTCATCAATACAAACTAAATCCCCAGGTTGAACAATAGTATCCGTATGTTCCCCCCTATGATCATCGAAATAAGGAAAAAAATCGGCCTTAAAAACATCCTCGTTAACAACATGAAAGACATGCCCAAGGTTATCAATGTCGATTTTTCGCTTCTCTGCTACATATTCCCTAACCAAATCATTCGAGATTCCATCAACGTTAGTAACAACGCGACGGCCTAACGCGATAGCCTCAACAATCACTTCTGAAACAACCTCGTAACTTTTACCCGACCGCATAAGCCCGGTATAAACATTAATTGGCATTTTTGGTTATCCGATAACAGGTAATCGGCGAATAATGAACCGTGAAACAAAAGCGGAAAGAATAGTTGAAAAGCCCATCGAAAAATTGAACAAATCGAGAAAATACCAAATACCTGAAGGGATACCACCAAAAGCCCCCGTCAACGCCGAAGCCGAAGGAAGTAAATTTGAATTCACTAATATCTGAATAAATTCTGTTGTGATGAAAAACAAACCAAAAAACAGAACAAATTTAACAATCAAAGACCTAAAAACAAAGCCCAGGACGACATTAAAAACTGATGACATTATCGCAAACATAACCGCCCTCCCCTTACGCTTTCAAAACAATAAACAAACCAGCCATTGTCCAAACTACGGCCATAGCAGCATAAAGTGAATCACGCACGGCCGGAGCCTCCAATAAGTCGCAGTGACCAGATAACGTAATCGCCTTACCCCATACCGTAGCCGATGGATGTGGGCAAACAGAAGTATGAGAGGGAACAACAAAGCTCTTAAGGCTAGGCATTAGATTCAAAATAGGAGAAAGAATTTGTGAGGCCGTAGGGGTTGCTTCCAATCCAGGTAAAGCAATAGCGGGATCAGGGCCAAGATCAACAGGAGGGGGCGCTGAGGTAGCCCCGTAAGGATTGGGCATTGCTACTGGCCCGGTAATTGGCGCCAAAGAATCCTGACCTGTTGGCAATGGGTTAGCTAATGTTTGCGTCCATTTATTCACATCAGGAGCGGCAACAGGATCATAAAGAGAATAAGGATAGCCTTGATAAGAAGGGTTAGCTGCGGCCAATTGAAAAGCCTTGTCAGAAATCTTTGCTAATGAATCAGGAGATAAAGGAGCATTCAAAAAATCAGAAGGCAATGTAGGAATCATTGAATCAAGCGTGCCGTGAATAGGTGGCAAAGTATATTGACTATTAGTCTGAATATTATAAATTTGCCATTGAGAAGGAATAGGCATGCTTCCAACCACACCGTTTGATTTTGTTGTGTACTTATAAACACCCGTGCCAGTGAAATGCTTATAACCATACTCAGTACTATAAGCAGGCGGAGAAGACCATTCAATGTAGCAATTACCAATAAGAGCGCCAGGATTGCAATTTCCACTTGCCTGATCAAGAGAAACAAGCCAAGCAAGCAAATTCAAATAATCATTAACCGTATAAATCGCATAAGCGTAAACACCTGCAACAGACCATATAAAAGGCACGTCACTAGGAAGAACGGGCAAGCCCAGACAATAAGAGCTATTAGGATCACAAGTTGTAGTTTTAAATTTATAAGTCGTAGGTCGTCCTGTAACAGGTGGAACTTGCGGTATTCCTGTTGCAGGACCTGTAGCATAATCAGGCGCAGGAGCAGGAGGATTAGCAACCGCAGTAACAACCTCCTGATCCGTCATAGAATTAGCAGCAACAGCCATAGTGCCATCAGGCAATTGCATTAATTTATAAGCACCATAAACCAAAGCCCCAACACCAAGGCCGATAGCAACAGTAGCCCAAACAGGAAGACCAGCAACGCCAGCAATAGCCATACCACCCGTAGCGGCAACATTGGCAATAGAATCATTAGCGACAACACCAACAGCCTCAAGTGTCGCCTGAAAGCGAGGATCATTAGCAGCAAAACCACGACGTACAAGTTGTTGCTCAACAACACCAGCAATAGCCGTAGAAAAACGCGCAGCAGCACCCAAGGCAGACGCATAAGCGTAACCTTGCCATGCCATAAGCAGAATCAAAAACACAATAAAATAACGACGAATACGCATAAAATTAACTCCCCTTCAAACCCTCAATAACTGCCCAGGCAGAAATCAAACCCCAAACAAACATGAATAAATACCAAAGATCATTGGCCGTCATAACAGAGCCTCTAAACCAAAATAAAGCCTAAAAGCCACTAGCGAATTAACTAATTCTTAAAGACCAAAAAAAAGGGAAGCGTTGTAATAACCGCTTCCCTTCCTAACACTAAAAGTAAATTACTTGGAACGTAACATTGCCAAACCTAGGCCAGCGCCTTTAATGGCAACATAAACAACAGCCAACATACCCGCGATAGACAAAACAGCGGTCGTAACGGTTCCAAAATCAACCGCTGAGGTAAGACCTGACAAATCAGGTCCAGCAGCATGGGCACTTGTAATTGAAAGCAAAGAAGCAACAAGAAGAGCAATAAAAATTTTGAACATAACAATTTCCTAACAAATAACCCGGAAAACGCCGGGACGCTTTTTCTTCAGGTACGACCCCGAATAAAATTAATGACAGCACCCGAAGACCGGGCCACTAAAAACAACGAAACAACGAAGGTAAACGACAAAGACCAAAGACCAGCTGCATAAACATAATCAAAGGGCGCTAAAGACGCTTCAATCTGTGCAGCTGTACTGGCATCAAGAAAATAAGAAGAAACAACAGAAATATCTTGATATTGAACAAGTCCATTTTTAACGTAAGCTGGGCAGGCCTGAGAAATCCAAGCTTTTGCAGGAGCGGTAGCACTGTCGATGCAAACCAAAGCGCGTTGGACTGATCCGGCCATTGCTTAAGCCGTAGTCTTATTTTGCGAAGACTCAAGGCCGACAATAACATTTCGCCCCTCACGATCCAGCGAAGTAATAAGTTCCATTTGAACGGGGGAACCCTTAAACGATGTATTAAATTGGTTCTGAAATTGAGTTGCAAAAGATGAAGCAACCGACAATTCAACAGCACTGAATCCATCTCCGCGTGATTGAAAATTGGAGTTCTCAACATCGGTAAACGGCATTAAAACCAGTGCGCGAGTCATTGAATAAGGTTGTTGTGAGGCTTTAGCAATGCCCGTGTTAGTGAATGCAGCAGCAACTATAAATTTCATATGGATTTTTCCTGATTAAG